GCGCTGGTTCATACCGTTTCCTTTTAGCAGAAGATCATCACGGAAACCCCATCAACGTCGTTAACATCCTGCGCTGAAGTGCGACCCGTAGCGATGCGCAGGGCTGATGTGGTTTTAAGAGTGGGGATTCCCCCGTTAGATCGAATCACTGCTATCCTCGTTAAGTCACCCAAGGAGACCCCCTGCGTAGAAAGGCCGACAGCATAGTTTGAGATAGGCATGGAAGTGCTAAAGTTTACTGTGTAATCGCCCACCCCGTTATCCGTAATGCTCGACACGTTTCCGCTGCCCTGAATTGCCACTGTGCCGCCCCCGTCAAAATTCACCCATGCACGGCAGGCATACAGCGGCGCGGAACCGGCGGCGTTCAGCACGTCAGCGATGGCAGTCCTGGTGTAGGCCGTCGTGGCGATCTGCGTTGTGTCTGTTGCCGCCGCCGCTGTGGGGGCCGTGGGCGTGCCGGTGAACGTCGGGCTGGCAAAGGACGGCATGTCTGTCCCAATGACCAGCCCGAGTGTGACCCGCTGCGCCGCCGCGTCTGCATCGTCCAGCAAGGCCCAACCCGCCGCCGTTACGTCCGCAAACTCAACCCCATCGCCAGCCGCGTTCACCCGCACCGCGTCCAACTCTCTGCCGGTCAGTGATGGCAAATTGCCAGACACCAGCGCGGCCCGGATGCCGTCGGCCCATGTCACAAACGCCACAAGGTCCGGCGCAAATTCCAACGCCTGCCAATCCAGAAAGGCGTCCACGTTGGTGTCAAACGCGGTCTGAGATTGCCCCTTGTCCGGGATGGTTCCGACAAATTGTCTGACAACCGGCGCGGTCATAGCGTTTCCACTTCAAGTTGAACGTTGGTCATTCCGCGGACCTCACTGACCGTCTGGCACGAACTTACGAAACCATAGGCCAAAAACTCTTGGTTGTCATCAGGTCCGGCAAAGACCGCCGCAACCCCGTCCAGATCGTCAATCCGGCGCCAGAACGGCGCGGCGGTGTATCCGTCGAGATGCAACTTATAGCCGACCCGCGATGCGGGCGTGCGGCGCAACAGGGACGTAAGCGTGCCCTCGGTTTTCTTGACCGACCGGCTGCGCAGCCCCCGTGTGGAGGCGACTTCGACGGTGCCATATTCGTCCGCAATGCCCATTGCGATCGTGCTGACCGCCGCGGTAGATCCCGTGTTGGTGAGCGTCACCACCACCGTTGCGCCGACCGGGATGTTCAACTCAAACGTGACGAACGCCCGCTCAAGAGATTGCGGCGCGAAAAACCATCGCCAGAACGAGCCGTCATATTGCGTGGCGTCCGGCACATTATAGGTCACGTCGGCCACATCGCCGGTGGTGTTCAGCGTCCCGACGATTCTGATCTGCGTCGCGCGCAGCCCGAAAAACGCCATCGCCGAAAGGCGCGGCAGGCCGGTCAGGCTGTAGGTTATGTTGTCCGCGCGGCTCGTGATTGTGTCGATCACCCGGAATTTATCGGCCCCGAATTGCAGATCGAACGCTGCATAACGGTTGGCCGGTCCAGCGTCGAACCAATGCGTCGATGCGGCAAGGCCAGGCTCTTGCGTGGTGCTGGCGGCGCTCACCTCGAAAAGCCGCTCACCGACCCGTCGAACGTCGCCCAGCGTGTATGTGCCAGCCGTCCAAGCCGTTTCCAGCGCAACGTTGGTGCTGTCGATGTTGGTTTGGGTGATGGCGAACGGCTCGATGATCCTCAGCGTCATAGGCTTTGCTCCAACTGGAATGCGAGCGCGTCGTCTCCCGCGTCTGCACCACGCCCTGTGTTGCTTGCCGTGATCTCGGACGTAGAGACCAGCCGCTCCATGCTCACATTCAGCGCCCGCAACTCGGCGCGCAATTCTGCATCGGACTCTCGCGGGGTGAACAACTGGCTGTTGGTGGAGCGCGACAACCCGCGGGCGAAGTCCTGCCCCGTTGCAAACATATCCTCGTTGACCAGCGCGCGCAGGCTTTCCCCAAGCGCGTCGGACCCTGCCCGGATCTCGGCAAACGCGGGCGACAATTGCATCAGGGACGCCACCAGCCCGCTGTCGCCAACCGCGTCGGCTTCCTCCACCAGCGCCCGGAAAGCGGCGAGCGTTGACGGGAATGCGTCCACTCCAAGGTCCAGCATTGCCGCGGACAGCACCTCTGTCGCCCGCGCGACCCGCTCCGCGTCGGTGAAGAAATTCTGGTAGTATGACTGGGAAACCTCGTTGAAGTTTTCAAGCGATCCGAACAGCGCGATGAAAGCCGCCGCGGCGCCACCACCTGCAAGCGACATATCGTAGACGCTCAGGCCCAAAGTCTCCATCGTGGTGTTGACCACGATCAGCGATTGCGCCAGCCGTGACAGCGTGGTGGCGGCGCCCTCACCCTCAAGAGCAAATTCGTCTAGCCCGTTGACCATCCCCGCCATCGCATCAGCCATGCCGAGCAATGCGTCTTGTATGGCCTGGTTCGCCGCCTCTTCGCTAAGGCCCTTGGTGCTGATCTCCATAGAGTGCGCGAAATTATCAAACGTGGTGGCCGCAATGCCCAGCGCAGCGGCGGATGAAATCACACCGACTTGAAGCGATCTGACAATGCCCGTGATGGCGTTGGTAGTTGCGTCATCGGCGTCGCTCAGGCTCTTGCGAACCTTTATGGATAGGCCAAACAACTTGGTTTTTTTAACGACACTAAAAGTTTGCACCAGTGTGTCTATACCGTCCACCGTTGCCATGATGCCAGCGTCGAGTTCTTTGGTTCTCGTTCTCAATCCGAAATAAAGCACAGCCACAACGGCCAGCAACGGCCCGGCAATGGCCCCGATGGACGCTGCCGCGGCGGCACTGGCGGAGACAGACGTGACCGCGCCGACAGACGCGCCACCTGCCGCGACGCTTGCCGCTGCCGCCGCGGTGGCGGCCGCACTGGCGGTGGCGGTGCCCAGCCCAGCGCCTATGCCAAAGCTGCCCAAGACGCCCGCGGCAAAACTTGACCCGATGGTGCCGAGAACAGCCGAACTGCTCACAAGGCTGCTCACCACGCTCCCTGCGATGTCCGTTATCATCCCGCCGCCACCAGCCGCAGCGGCCGCCGTGCCACCCGCTGCACTACCACCGGAGACCCCCAGGCCGATCATAATTTGATTTCGGACCGCCAAGCTGATCATCTGCGCGAGCATCGACTTGAAGCTATCCAAGACGTTCGCCACAAAACCTTTGAAATCGGTGAACCCGCGAACGGCAAAATCTGCAAAGGCGTCAGACACGCTACCAATGCTCGCCACCAGCACACCGCCCAACTGTTTGCCCATCTCGACGGCTGAAACTGTGCCATCAACCAGAGCATCAGCAAAACCTTCAGCAAACGTGGTGGATTTATTCATTTCTTTTGCAAGTTCTCTAACCGCGAGAGTGTATGCGCCGTCTGTCAAGCCTTTCAGCTTTAGGTTGTCCAGTTCAGCCATGCCGCGATTGTAAACGCGCAACGGGTCAGCCGCGTCTTCTAGCGCGCTAATTTGCTTTTCTATCGCTTCCCGCTCATCTTCGAGCGTGCGGTTTTTCTTTGCTATCGCTTCCTCCGCATCGCGGGCGGCAGATTCAGTTTGGCTGATGGTATCGTTGTATTGCTTTGTCAGCGCGTCATTTATTGCTTGCGCTGCCCCATTTCTATTGAGGGCGTTTGTATAATTTTGAAGCTGAAGGGTTGCCTCAGCACGAACCTCACTCTCACTTGACCCGAGCACCGCCGCAAGCTCTTCCCGTTTTGTCGCTATTAGCCCCTGAGTTCGCGCGTCTATCAGGCTGTTGCCAGCTTCAAGTGCTCTGTTTTGCGCCTCTAGACCGATCGCATCAAGCCCCAGGGAGGCATTCACTTTTTCCAGATCGGAGAGCGCGTCACCAGCCGCCTTGAGGTGTTTGGCGAGACCGGCCGCCTCGCCAGCAGCCGTACCAAGATCAGGCGCAAGACCCGCGGGCACCTTCAAAAGTTTAAGTGCAGCCACGGCGTCGTCAACCTGTTGTTTTGTGGCCGCTACAGCGCGCGCGCCATCAAGGTATTTTTGCTGTGTTTCTGTCAACACCTCACCAGCCGCGACCTGCGTCGCAAGCAATCCAAGATACGCCTCTTTTATGGATTCAACCCCATCAGACTCAAGTTTGGCGTGAACCTCAAACAACTTTGCCCGGGCGCCCTCTTCCTCGTTCAAAAGGGCAGCCGCTGCAATCAGTGATGTTCTGGTGTTGAAAAGATCCTCTTCAGCCGCAGCCGCAGCCCTCAAAGCGTTGAGTTGCGACTCTTGCGTCAGTGCTAGGTCACGCCGCAGGTTTTCATTCGCAATGATTCGTGCATTGATTCCAGAAACCGATTGTATCGCTGCGTCTCTTTCAATTCCTGATCCGGTTTTTACCGCATCAGTCACTGAGCGTTGTGCGGCCTCCAAGCTCACATAGTCTCTTTCCAATCCTGCCGTCACTCGCGCAAGAGATGACGTTGCCGTATTGAACCCATTGAAGGCGTCCTCTGCATCTTGCGCAAAATCGACCGTTGATGAAAGTGCCCGATAAATAAGCGTAAGGCCAGCAACCGCCGCGACAAACGGGATAGCTTTCATGGCAATCCCAAGCAGGGTTGATGCCATCGTCGCAATTGCAGCAATTCCGTTGTAAGCAATAAATGCCGTAACGCTGGCATAAAGCCCCGCAACGAGTGCAGTAATACGAGACGCAGCTAATACCCCAAGAGCGATCGCAAATATGTCAACGTTCTCGGAAACGAGAGAAAATGCACTTGAAAGTGCTGTCAACGCCCGAACACCCATCTCAGCCGCCGCGAAAAACGCCGTCCCGATCGATTGCACCGCTGCGAAAAATGCAGGGTTTGCCACCGCTGTCGTGAGGCGTTCAATCGCGGCGCGCAGGTTTTCAGCGCCTGGCCCGGACAACTCAAACAAGTCGCCGAACGCATTGCTCAGAGATGCCAGCGCGCCGCCAAGAGTGTTGCGTGCCGCTTCAGCCGATCCGCCGAATTGCTTTTCCAACTCCGCTAGGATGAGTGTCTGCGCGCCGACCACATCATTGGCCGCGACCATTTCCTTGACCATATCCTTTTGCGCATCGGTGAACTGGATGCCCGATCGTGCCAGCGCCGTCATGCCCAGCACAGGATCGTTCAACGCCTTGCCGACTTGGAGCGCTGCCGCCTTCAGGTCGGTTCCCATCGCCGTGGCAAGATTCATGGTGGCCAGCGTCGCCGCGTCGAACTGGTCGCCTTTGATCTGCGTGAACGTCAACAGGACGCCTTGCATCGCGTTGGTCGCCTCATCGCCAAAATTGGTGATCTTTTGCAGCGCCGCGGCGTGTTCGTTTAGCTGTGTGACCGAACGGCCAGCCGCACCGCCTGTTGATGCGATGGCCGCGGCAAGCTGCGCTTGAGCCTTTTCGTTTGTAACGGTTGCGTCGATAAATCGGTTCATGGTTGAAACGAGCAAGGCGACGCTGGCCACCGCGGCAAGGGCCTGCGCCGCGGCAACAGCAAGGCCGCGCCCCAACCCACCGAACGCGCCCTCAGCCCGGCTTGCAGACCCCCCGGCCCGGTCGCCAGCCCCAGCAAAACGGCCCAGATCACCGGTGGCAGTCCGCACGTCGCTGCTATCGACTTCCAGCCCGATCGATGCCATGTCGTCCATGCGGGCCTACTCCTTAAACGGCTGCGGTGTGTTTTTGCCGTTTGATTCTGACAACTCACCGGCATATGCGCCGCTGATCTTTTGGAGCCATTCCGCTTCGTTGCCTTCAAACGTCAGGCCCACATTCGCAGCCCATGCTTGGATCTCCAAGTGGGACAAAGCCACCGGCCCCATCCCACCTTGCATTACCGGCCCCGCGTTCATCAGCCACTCCGCCAGATAACCACGATATGGCAATTCTGGAAAGTCCGGTTCTTCACCGGCCCGCTCCAGAAAACTCCACCGCGTCGCTTTGATATCCTTTGGCTGCGTGCATAGCCAAGCGTGCTGTCGTGCCCAAAGGCAAAGCGCCTCTAGGCTTAGACGAAAAAATTGGCCCGGTCTTCCACGAACTTCGTGACTTCTTCAAGAATTGAAGGATGTTTTCGGTAAATGATAAACGCTGCCTCTTCAGAAAACGCCACAGGCTTGCCGTCTATGCTGAGATTTTCCCAGCCAATCGTCTGGTCGACAGCAGTCTGAATGATGCCCTCCTGACCCTCATCGATCAAATTACCGATCTGTGTGAGGCTCATTTTGCCGAAGTCCATCTTCCCGCCGCGCCGCTTCAAGACCCCAGCGCTACGTGTCCGGGCTTTGGCCTTGGATGCGCTTGCGTCCATGCCGATCAGATTGATCCGCATTGGCTTGGACAGATCGGGCGTGCCATCCTTGCCCGTGACGTAGGCCGGAGCGTTGGTGCGCAGGTTGGTGAGGTGCAGCCAGGCACCCGCTTCGGCGGCCGAGACTGAATCGAAAAAATCCATTGGTTTGCTTCCTAGGGTTGAGGTTGATGGTGGGGGCGTGGGTCAACCACGCCGCACGCCCCCGTCCTGCCGGGGCAGGATTACGGCGCGGCCACTTCGATGTCGGCGCGCGTGAACTCGATGTTGCAGGACGCCATGTTCACCGACCCGACCGACTGGCCGCG